CTCCGTCCCCGCCTGGTGGGTAGGTAACTGGACCCGTCGCGCTGGCCGGGGAGGTAGAGCCGACCAGCGCGACGAGTACCAGCACCCACGCGAGAGCAGCCCACCCCCGCATGTCGTTCACTTCTCGATCAGGATGCCGACGATCACCGTGGTGCATGTTCCCGTGCCAGCGCCGGTGCAGCACGAAACCGGGGCGGCCGATGCCGTGCAGTTCGCGTCCAGGAACGCCTGACAGCTCCATGCCGTATCGCGGACGGAACGGTCGATCGGTAGTGCGCCCTTCGGCCATAGCGTCAGGCCCTCTGCTGCCGCATCGCATACACCAGCGGCGGCGGCTACCGGGCAGATGACCACGGCGTTTACGCCGCTCTCGTTGCTCAGCAAGATCGAGCGCGCGTTGGCGGTGGACGCCGCCGCGATCAGCGCGACATCACCCGCCACCGTGCAGCTTACCTCAGCGTAGGTGCGCGTGGTGCCCTGGTGCTCGCGCACGTAGAGCGGGTTTGTTGGCGTGCCGCCGCTCTGGGCTTGCGCCAGTGACACGCTCGCGACGATTCCGAGCACGATGAGTAGGAGCTTCATGTCGAACCTCCGGGGGCCACGAGCGCCCCCGTCAAGTTTGTGATCAGATGAGGTCGTACCAGAGGTCGAGCTGGTAAGTGAGCCTGGCATCGGTCGCGGTGAAGTCGATATTCACCGCAGTCGCTGCCGTGCCGGTCACGCCGCTGGATGGCAAGGTGATGACCCTCGAGGAATAAGTAAGTCGGGTCGCGTCAGCGATAACGGTAGTCCCATCGACACCGCTCAGCATCCCGAGTCCGAGGATCTCGGTCGTGCCATCCGCGAGCCACGCCGCTTGGAGGGCCGCATCTGTCGCGCCTGCCCCCGTCAAGTCCGCTGCCATGAAGAAGATGTATGACTTGAGGCGGTACTGCTTGCCGGTGACGGCAGCCAGTACCGAGGCCGCAGTCGCGCTCGCAGTTCCCGTCTTGTAGACGTGGCTCGCGCCCATGCCCGCGTAGAACGTCTCCCTGAACTGTGGTGCTGGCATCTGTCAATCTCACTTTCTAGGCGTTAACACGCCTTCCATCCCGCTATTCGCCCGGCAGTGGATCGGGGCTACATCGCCATCGGTGGACCCTGCGCCTGATTCTGTGCCATCAGGTCGTCAGGGGAAGGCGGGGGCTGACCAGCGTTAGTGGTCACAGGCGCAGGAGGTCCCGACCCCGGCGCACCGCTCCCCTGGTCACCCCCAGCCATCTGTGCCTGCTGCTGCATCATCATCTCCTGCTGGAGCTGCTGCATTGCCTCAGGCGATTCGGGCAGACCCAACTGCTCGGGGTCGAAGCCTAGCGTGCTGACCGCCGTGTAGAAGATCTGCAGCATGTTCATCGGCGGGATGCCAAGCTGCTGGCCGAGCGTCATCAACTGCATGAGCCGCTGCATCAGGTCCTGCCGCGCCATCATCATCGAGATCCCACGCACGGAGATCCGCGTCGGCACGTTCAGCGTCTCAAAGCGCGTCAGGTCGTCCTGGAAGAACTGCGCCGCACCCGGCCCGCCGAACTGCTCAAGCAGATCCTTCAAGCGCGGGTCGCTCGCATCCGAGCCGAACTGGATGATGTCACCCTTCAGCAGGTTCAGCAGGCGCTCGAGGTCGTTCTCCTCCAGCCTGCGTGACACGTTGTGCAGGTAGGCCGTACCGGCATTGGTCTTGCTCGACACCTCGGTTGCGGTCGGCCGGCCACGCGAGGATGGCGACCCGTCGATGAACTCCGAGATCTGCGTTGACGACTGCCCGATCGACTCCAGCTTGTTGTAGAGCGGCCAGATGTTGTTGATCTGCGTCTGGAACTGGAGCTTCTTGACGAACTCCTCGCGGCCCCGGTAGATCTTGCCGGGCCACAGGTCCTCCGGCATGGATGGCTCGTCGCACTTCGTCTCGTCCATCAAGAAGACGCCGAGCACCGCGTACATCGCATCATCGATCATCAGGTTCAGGATCTTCTCCTGCTGCTCCTGCATGTACGAATCGGCGTCGCAGAGCGGCATCCCCCACGGCCGGCCACGGTACGGGATCGGCGTCGAGCAGATGTAGCCCGACTCGCCATTCCAGCGCGGGTTCGGGCCGATCTGGACGATGGCCTTCTCGTTGACGGCGACGATCACCCAGTTCTCGGCGACGATCTTGCCGCCCTTGTCGTAGATGTTGCCCGTGTACTTCTGCACGAGGTGCTGCCGGCGGTTCATGGCGCGCGAGTCGAGTAGCTCGGTGCGACGGTAGCGGCTCTCGCGCGACGCACCCCACGACACGGGCTCGCCGATGTCGTCGATCGAGTCGTAGACGCCCGCGCGCTGGCGCGAGAGCAGGTCTTCCTCGTCCACCCACGACTCCTCGATCACGAACTTGCCCTTGTAGAAGTCAGAGGCGTAGGGGTCGGGGAAGATGCACCACGCCGACACCCACTGCGTCTCGAACTTCATGCGCTCCATCGCGTGCGCAGCGACGAACGGGCGCGGCTGCTGGGGCGGCGGCGGCGGCTGCTGGCCGTACTGCGCCGCCTCCATCGCCATCATCTCCCACTGCTGCATGTCCATGTTCCACTGCTCGACCTCCATCGGGTCGGGTGGCATGACGTGCGGGCGCTTCTCCATGTAGGTTTCCGGCGAGCAACGCATGAAGCCGGTGCCGATGGTGAACGCCTCTTCCCACATGGCGAGCGCGTTCTCGACCGTGCGCGCCTGGTCGGTGACCAGCCTGATCCAGTGCTGCAGGAGCCTGGTTTCGGGCTCGAAGTAGGTCTTCGGGTCGTTGTAGACCTGGAACCACTGCGGCGCGTCGAGCAGCACGCCCTGTAGCTGCGAGAGCGTGACGCGAACCTTGGTCTGGATCTCGGGCACCTTCACGCGCGCCTGCCACGGCTGCTTCCGCGCGTCCACCGTGCGCAGGTGGTAGAGGTCCTCGAGGCGACGCCACTCGTTCTCCAGCGGCGCACGCGCGGTGCTGGACTGCTGGCGCGCAGTCTGGATCAACTGGAGGATGTCCTCCTCCGTCATGCCCTGCGCGCGCTCGGGGTCGATGATGCCCAGCTCACCCCAGTTGCCCTCGCGCAGGTAGTCCGCCCAGCGCGGGCGAGGGAAGGGTGACGCGAGCGACGCTGGCTCCTGACCGCCCGGACTGTCGCCATAGGACGGCATGCCGCCAGACATGCCGCCCATCCCGCCGCCGAGCATCAACGTCTACCGGGCACGTACCCCAGCGGCGGACCCGGTGCGCCTCCCGTCCACTGCGGGAGCGGACGAATGACCGGTGGCGGCCAAGACTGCAGGGTCGGCGGCTGTGGCATGCTGTTTGCCCCATACTGCGAACCTTGCAGCGATGCAAGCTCTTTCCGCACCAGATCTTGCACCAATGCACTCATCTGGCCGGAATCTTGAGACTGGACGGGCGTGTTGGCGAACTGAGCCCCCGGGACGTAGGCACGCTGCGCCGCGTCTGGATCGTGGTAGGCACCAGCCGCCGCGTTGCGCGCAAATCGCTGGTTCCATGCGGCCAACTGCTCGGGGCTCGGCTCACGGCCTGCGGCCTGTGCGAGCGGGATGGGGTCGCCACCCATTCGCACGTTGGGCATCCCCTCCAACTGCGTGTTCGCGCGCTCGAACATCACGCGCTCGTCGCGATCGCCGCGACGGAACTGCTCCAGAAGCTCGGCACCGTGCTTGCACCAGATGCCGAACATACGCGGGTCGTCGATCACCGCAGCGCCGATCAGGCAGGCGACCACGTAGCGGTTCTCGGGGTGTAGGTACAGCTCGCGCATGGCCTGCCTGCCCGCACTGTGCTGATCGGCGAACAGCCAATTGGCAGCGTCCTGGAGCTCCCTCGGCAGCGCCATCAGGGCCGCGATGGTCCGCTGGCGCGTCTCCTCGTGCGTCAGCTGTACCCGCGCGGGATCAGCTTCCTCCAGTCGCTCGGGGTTGCGTACGACTCTGCGAGGCTTCCCCTGGACCTTGTTCCGGCTCCCCTTGGGCCGACCGCGCCTGGCTGCGCGTACGACATCGCCAGCGGGTGCCCCGACGCTAGCTGCTCCTCGTCCCGCATCAGCCGCTTGTACGTCAGATCCGCCGCCCGCAAGTACATCGCCAGGTCCACCCAATCCTTCCCGGTCTGGTCGTAGACCCTGCGGTCCCTCTTCGTGGGGTCGGTTACCCAAACGAATCTCCGAAATGCCCATAACGGTCCCTTCTGCATGTCGGCGACGCTCTGGCAGATGCGCAACTTCGGCACCGCCTTGTCGCCGTCGAGCGGGTTGTAGGTCGGACGCATCCAGTCGTGAAGCGTCTGAACGTGAGTATCAACGGACTCCTCGTAGACAATGCCCGCCTTGCGGAACTTGCCGAACCAGTCCTGCTGTAGGTCGGCGTCAATCCTGTGCTTGCCGCCGCGCCGGTCCATGATGGCCTTGTCCGGCTGCCGGCCGACGTAGCGACGGTGGCCCTGGATGTCGCGGCACATGCGCTGAAAGCCATCGTTCGGCACCTGTGCCGCGTGGAACCAGTACCAGTTCTCTTCCGGGTCGACGGTGAACCACCCCATGTGGAGCGGTCGCTTCATGGCAGGGTCCACGACCTCGACCACCGGCCAGCCCCAACGCTTCACGTCGATGTCGGGCACGACGTGCGTCGCCGCCTGTATGTAGGCGAACTCCAGGTCAGCAACCGCCGTGAACGTGCCGAACTCGCGCGCCGCACGCTCCGCAGGTGGCACCAGCGCCAAGAACGTCAAGATCCGGTCGTGCGGCAGTACCCCGACGCCAGGATTACATACTTGGCAGTTGCGATGGATGTCGATCTCATCGAACTGCGCCACTGCACCGTAGAGCGGCGATTCGGGGTCGCGGCCGGGGACCAGCAGCTCGTCAAGCATCCACGCCTCTTTTAGTGGCGTCAAGCTCAAGTCGGTGCGACCGCTGCGCGCCATGAGGCCACGGCGCACGGCGTTGAAGATCGCCTGTGGGGGCGGCTCGTCAAACCACGCGCGATCCCACACCGCACCCTCGTACACGCTCACCTCCTGCTGGTAGGACATGAGCGTCACCTCCGCACCGGATGCGAAGCGCCACAGGTAGGGGAAGCCCTCGGAGTTCTTCTTCGGTGAACCTTGCAACATGCCCGGCGAGACGAACTCGTTGAACTTCGGCAGCACGTTGTCGCGCAGCGCGTCGAACGACTCGCCCGCCACCAGCGCCCGGTAACCCTTCTTCGAGTTCCGCACCGGTCGCGCACGGTCGTTGCCGCCGAGCGCAAGCGGCCGGTCACCAAGGCAGTCGGAGATCGTCTCGATCGCCCCCCACGTCGTCTTCCCGACCTGGTTGGGCGCGACCACCGGCCTGATCTCCTCCTTCGCCGCAAACCATGGCTCCTGGTAGTTCAGCGGCTTGAAACGGAGGAAAGCGGTCGACCGGACGATGGTGTCGGTCTGGTCGGTAATGGCGCGCAGTTCCTCTGCGAGCTGTTCCGGGGTCAGTCTGGATAGGTCAGGTCGGGACTTTCCTTGCGCCACTGCACGGAATGGATACTCGCCCTATCGCAGATATGCAAGATAATCAGGTTCCCGGCTCCGGGGCGACCTCGCCGGGCAGTAAATTCCAGCCCGGCTCTTTCGCCGCCACCGTCGGCTCCAGCAGCTTGGCCTTGATGTCCTCCACGTAGCGCCGCTCGTCGTCATCGAGCTTGACGATACGATGGAACGTCGTTGACCGGCCATTCGGGTACTGCGCCTGGTAGAAACGCTCGACCTCGCGCGGTAGCGTCAGTATCTCGCGCAACCACATCTCGGCCATCTCCGCCGCCCATGGGATCGTCCCCCACATCCTGATCGGCACGAAATAGTCGTCCGAGCCACCGACAATGATCGTGTCCTTGGGGTCGATAATGCCCACCCACGCGCGCCACGCCATCGGCTCGTCGTCGTCCACAGTGAGCCCGGAGACTACGCGAAGGCCCTGCACCACCTTGGTCTCGCGCGTCAACACGTCGCGCGACAACATGGGGTCCCGGTGGCCCCTGGTCTCCAGCCGCTCCAGCGCAATGCGCTGCCTCTTGGAGTATTTCGACAGGTCGATCATACCACCAGCGGAGACAGGCGCTTGTAGCCCAACTCGGTCAGGACAGCCTCCACCATGCGCGCATCCAGCGGGTGCCCGATCATGCCACCAAGCATGAGCCCGATCGAACGCTTGATTATCGCCATATCCGCGTCGGGATTATCCTGTACCGGGGGGACCTCATCATCTGCCATGCCAATTCCCTACACCGACTAGCGCGGGAGAAGCAACAGCGACTGGAGAAAGAGCTTGCCTCCATCGTGCAACCGTGCAAGAAACCAATCTCCGCCACAAAGGCGGCAGGGGGGCGCGGCTGAGATGCCGTGCAAAGCTGGCCTAGTCGAAAGCCAGAGGCCCGGTGCTTCACCGAGCCGCACTCCCTGTTCCCCGCGATAGGCTTTTCAGCCGGTTGTCCAAGCAGACAACTCAAGCACGGGGGGCAGGGGGGTCATGTGTTCCTACTCCCATGTCCTCCACTCCCACCTGCTCCTAGTAACCTAGTTACCTAGAAGCCCAGTGCGCGCCCTCTCAGCACTTTCAGCATGTGCTTGACGTCATGTGCTCGCGCTCTGGGGATGGGGCCCCCTGCGTTAATCTTCATAGGGGGGGGCGATGGGTGAGCCTGGCACCCTAGGTCAATCGATCGACCTCGTCGTCAGACGTTTCACGTGAAACATCCGGCGTCACGTCCCTCGCGCGCCCGCGTCGCTCAAGCTCCTGGGTGATAGCGAGTAGACGATGCGCCTTCTCGTTCAGCTCGGCCACTGTAGCCGTGCCCGACTTGCCGTCCAGGTTCGCAAGCAGCTGCTGCAGCACGATGAACTTGTCCACCAGGATCGCACCCACCACCGTCCAGTCCCTCGTCCCCTTTGGAGGCTCACCACCCATGGGTGTGTTTTGAAGGTTCGATGCAACATGTCTCATAGAGAGTTCGGCAGCGCCGAGCACTAGGCCTGTAAGCTGCTGGACGCGATCCGGCGTCACAGCGAGGGCAAGGAGAGCCTGCATTTCTTGTGCGTGGTTACCTGCGAGGCGCCCCATTGGGGCTTCTGGCATCAGGGCTGACAGGACGGCGGATGCTCTGGCATGGGCATTGGCATGACGTGGCTTGGCTATGCGGCCCTTCCGGTTCGATTTTAATGGTACGTCGGCGATGATCATGGGCTCCTAGATACTAGGGATTGGCGAAGAAATCTTGCGATGGCTAGTAGATAGTTGCTGGACACGCTTGACACACGATAGCGGCTTGTGTACATTGATGACAGACAGACAACAGGCGCTCTGGAGAGTGCCAGGGGAGAAAGGGACCATGATCAACATCACGAAGAATGACCTAGCAACGAACGTGGCCAGCACTGACCCTAAGCGCGGAACGTATCGGCGGGTCTGCCTGAATCGCGATGGACTTGTCTCGACCGATGGGCACCGACTGCTTGTTATCCCGCTTGATGGCGCGGCCGAGCTGGGAGATGCGGAGATTTTCTTTTCCGCGACCGAGGCAGCGCAGGTGGCCAAGGGCGTAGGCAAGGGGGTCAAGCTTGAGATAAACCTTGCCGAAACGCTGGCTAATGGGCATGTCGTCATTTGCTCGGCGGATGGTACGAAGCTCGGGATCAAGCGCGAGACCGATGGCGACAAGTTTGTCGACTACCGGCGTGTCTTGAGTGACGCAACGGCGCACCCGATTCTCGCGACAGTGAGCTTCTCGGCGCGCTACATCGCGGAGCTAGCCAAGGCACTGGCTGGAGACGAGGGCGGTGCCCGAAACGGTCACGGCGTAGCCATCACGCTTACGCTCCGCGGTGACAATGCGGCAGAGGTAGGGGATCATCCTATCGAACTTGCGTGCCCTGATACCGGGCGCAAGGCACTGCTTATGCCCATGCGTACCTGAGAGCCCAGACGGTTAGGCTCGCGCCCATGGCGAGCCTTTCCGCCTGCGCTTTCGCAGGATGGGCGCTCAGGAACGAGCGCCGGGGGGATAGGACCATGACATACGTGATCAAGCGCAGCGAGGACGGGGCATACGTTGCCCCGTCGGGACAACGATCCAGCTACGTGCGTGCGCTGCAATACGCCCGCACGTTCTCGACCCGCGAATCTGCGGAGCGAGAACGTTGCCCGGGAAACGAGACGATAGTGAGCGTCGAAGACGAGGTGCAGTCGTGAGCACAGAGGTGACGTCATGACGAGCAGCGAAGATGCCTGCCTTCGGTGCCGCACACCACGGGTCGTGGGCACCGACGGATACTGGGAGCCATGCCAGGTGTGCGCGGAGCTGGACTGCGCCGCTACCGCCGCGTATCGCGAGCGGTACCCTGCCACGCCCGCAGCAGCCACGCGCCACGCGGGTGGCGTCTGCTCCGATTGCGGCGACCGCCGCGCGGCTTGCGGGTGCAGGTCGTGACGGACACCGGCGCTCGTGGGGACATGACGAACACGACAACGTGCGCGGTCTGCGAGGTGCGGTCATGACGATCGAATGCCTGGAGCGTATCAGCTCCCTTGGGCCGTGGCTGTGTCGACCGTCGACGGCGACTGTCATCGTCCGCAGCTCGGAGCCGCTGTCCAGCGCCGAGCTGCGTGACGCGCTGGCGCACCTAGGCCACGTGAGCGGCGCGGCACCGTGGGTCGCAGAGCCCGGGCGGAACCCCGCGCCGGTGTTCTGGGGCCAGCTCGGCCCATCCATGGATTGGACGGCGCACCTACGCGCCGACACCATCGAGTGCGCAAACGCGCTCGAAGAGTTGCCGATGCGCTCGGGACGCCAGGTGGCGTCATGAGCATCGGGAAGAACGCGCGCACCTGGGCGATGATCGGGATCACCTGGGGGATGCTCGCGATTACCTTGGTGGTGCTCATGATTACCATGCTTAGGCTAGTGGCGACGCTGGCAGTGCTCGATCGCCGCACGCGGGACCAGTCCGACGCACGACGCTGGTACGCTAGTGAGCGCCAGATCTGCGAGATGCCGTCATGAGCATCGAGAAGTGCTACGGCTGTGGCGAGGCGATCACGGCCGAGGCTGCCGCGCGGGGCTGGCCGATCCCCAGCATGGCGCACGACGGCGATCTAATTGGGCCATGCTGTTACGGCGATGAGGCATGGTGCCCGTATGGGCATATCTTGGACGCGCACGGTGGAGACGCCACGTGCGCGGTCTGCGAGGTGCCGTCATGACGCGCGGCTTCGCCCTCAACCTCCACGGCACCGTTATCGGCGACGACATTCTCGTCGTGCACGAGACGGTCCGCCGCAAGCTCAGCGCGGCAAGCG